AGCTCACTCGTAATGAGCAGGTCGCCTGTTCGAATCAGGTCAGTAGCTCCAAAGAGAAACCCCCGAAAGTTGGCTTGTGAAGCCGGTTTTCGGGGGTTTTTGTTTGTGCGGCAGGGGATGGCGAAGTGGGCGATTGCGCCTTAATTACCCCTGTTTATCTGGAAATTGCTTTAATTAGTGGCGCAAAAGACGGCGCAGTCAAAACCACCGGCTGAGCCGGTGGTTTTGACTTCCACAAGAAGAAAGGAGAGTACGAGGGGCGGAAGAACCCTGAATCAGCCCCCGGCGGCGCAGTGAGCGCGTGGCCGGGGGCTTTGGCGACCGCAAAAGCATCAGGTAGGAACGGGTGCTGCTGAGAGAAGACTCGGCGGCAGGCGTTTTGTCTGATACCTTTTTATAAAGAGCGTCCGGGTGGGCGCTTTGGGAAGCTAGTATACCCGTTATTTCTGTGACTGTGTGGGTCACAAAAGAGAAAATTACAGGAGCAGCCTATGCGGAAAAGCTACATCCGGGAAAAGAAGATCCGGTGCGGGGACGAGTACATGGCCGTTGGAGTGTATGCCGTGACGGATCAGGAACACCGCAAGCGGGGAAAGAAGCGCAAGGAGAGCGACAAGGGGCAGAAGAACCGGAACAAAGCTGCAAGTATGCGCAAAAAGCAGCGGAAGGTGCTAGCGAATTTTGATAAGCGTGGTTTTTCCTGACCGGTACATACGAGGACTGTTACCTGCCGGATGACGAGGCTGCCTGCTGGAAGGACGTGGAAAACTACGCGCGGCGGGTGAAGTACGCTACCTGCAAGCGGTTTGGGGTGGAGAAGGAGAAAATCCGGCTGATGCTGTGGGCGGTGCTGCTGACGGCAGCGGCAAACGCGGCGGCGCTGGTGCCGGACACGGACCGGGACAGCAGCCAGAGCGTGCCGACCGTGCTGATGGAGCCGCAGAGCGAGGACGAAAGGCCGGAGGTGGTACTGGATGGCTGTGGGACGGTATAAGAGAAGCATCGTGTGGAAGCCGCAGCCGAAACAGGCTGCCTTTATGCGGCGGTGCGAGGACGAGGCGCTATACGGCGGGGCCGCTGGCGGCGGCAAGAGCGACGCACTGGTGATAGAGGCGCTGCGGCAGGTGGACGTGCCGCACTACCGCGGGCTGATTGTGCGAAAGACCTACCCGCAGCTTTCTGAGCTGATCGACAAGACGATGCAGTATTACAGGCCGGTCTTTCCGAAGGCGCGGTACAACGCTTCAAGCCATGTGTGGACCTTTCCCAGCGGGGCGAAGATCTATTTCGGGTCCATGTTCCGCACGCAGGACAAGTACAACTACCAAGGCAAAGCCTTTGATTTTATCGGGGTGGACGAGCTGACACACTTTACATGGGAGGAGTACAGCTACCTGATGAGCCGCAACCGACCCACAGGGCCGGGCACGGTGGTGTACATGCAGGCAAGGCGCATCCGGGAGGCAGAGCAGAACGACCCGATGCTGAAGGGCAGGGTGATCCAGGGAGTGGCAGACCCGGCCATCTTCAACGAGAGCCAGGGCGAGAGCATTGCCCAGATGCAGGAGAAGTACCCGTACTTTGTGACGTGGCGGCCGGGCGACCACACCCGCATTGCGGGCAAGATGCAGCTGCACTACCGGCTTGCATTTGACGCGGAGGGACGGCCGATGTTTTAGGTGTTTTGCCGGCATTTTATCCGCACCATCCCGAACCTTGTGTACGACGAGAGCAACGTGGAGGACATTGACACCACGCAGGAGGACCACATCTACGACGAGTGCCGGTATGTGCTGATGGAAAACCCCATCAGTCCCCGGCAGGTACGCAAAGAGGTGGTGCTGCGGGACGACCCGCTGGACATGGATGTGCACCGCAGCCCCATCCGGGTGATGCGGGTATAAGCAGAAGGAGAAGCGATGACAGGAAGATACGAGGGACAGTAGCCGAACACCGAACAGGACGGGGAGAAGCTGCTGCGGATCATGGCGATGGCAGCCAAGGCGGCTGGAGCGCAGCAGGTACCGGCGGACACAAGACCCGCCCAAGCGAACCCCGGCGGCATGAGCGAAGGAGACCGGATGGTGAGCACCGCGAGACCCGGCACCGGGCGGGATGATGCCATGCAGAGCCTTTTGCAGGGCGATGCGGGCGGGAGCGCACCGGCGGGAGTGGCTGCGGAAACGGTGATCGGGCCGGAGGAGATAGCCAAGGCGGGAGAGATTTTACAGCGGTACAAGACCGGCAAGGCGGCGCTGGACAAGCGGATCATTGAAAACGAGCTGTGGTTCCGGATGGGGCACTGGAAGAATTACCAGAACAAGATGATGGAGGGAAAGCCACAGCCTTCCAGCGGGTGGCTATTCAACAGCATTGCCAACAAGCACGCGGATGCCATGGACAACTACCCGGAGCCGAACGTGCTGCCGAGAGCGGCGGACGACGAGGAGGCGGCAAGGACACTTTCCAAGGTGATCCCGGCGGTGCTGGAGCAGTGCAACTACGAGCAGGTGTACAGCGACACATGGTGGCGCAAGCTCAAGACTGGCACCGGTGTGAAGGGCATCTTCTGGGACCCGGTGCTGCGGGGCGGGCTTGGCGACATCAGCATCCAGAGTGTCAACCTGCTGATGCTGTACTGGGCACCGGGCGTGGAGGACATTCAGCAGTCGCCGCACCTGTTCAGCCTGAGCCTTGAGGACAACGAGCAGCTGGTGGGGCGCTTTCCGCAGATGGAGGGGCACACCGGCAAGGGGCTGGACGTGGGGCAGTACATCCACGATGACAGCATTGACACCACCGACAAGAGCGTGGTGGTGGACTGGTACTACAAGAAGGCGCAGCCCGGCGGACAGACGGTGCTGCACTACTGCAAGTACTGCAACGGCGTGGTGCTGTATGCCAGCGAGAACGACCCGCAGCTGGCACAGCGGGGCTTTTACGACCATGGCAAGTACCCCTTTGTGTTTGACCCGCTGTTCATGGAGGAGGATTCCCCGGCGGGGTTTGGGTACATCGACGTGATGAAGGACACCCAGACCGCCATTGACGAGATGAACCACGCCATGGACGAGAACGTGAAGCTGGCGGCAAAGCAGCGCTTTGTGCTGAGCGACACGGCGGGGGTGAACGAGAAAGAGCTGGCGGACTTTAGCAAGGACATTGTGCACGTGGTGGGGCGGCTGAACAGCGACAGCTTTATGCCGCTGCAGACGAACGTGTTGAGCGGCAACTGCATGAACTACCGGGATGCCCGGGTGAGCGAGCTGAAGGAAGTGAGCGGCAACCGGGACGTGAGCTAGGGCGGCACCACCAGTGGCCTGACCGCTGCCAGTGCCATTGCGGCGCTGCAGGAGGCGGGCAGCAAGCTGAGCCGGGATATGCTAAAAAGTGCGTACCGGGCGTTTGCGAAGGAATGCTACCTGATCATTGAGCTGATGCGACAGTTCTACGACGAGCAGCGGGTATACCGCATTACCGGCGAGAGCGGCGGGGTGGAGTATGCCACCTTCAGCGCGCAGCAGCTGCGCGGGGTGCCCGGCGGCGTTGTGGGCGGGGTGCAGCTGGGCGACCACGAACCGGTGTTCGACATTGTGGACGGAAAGATGAACCTGCAGTATTTCGCTGCAACGGAGGCGACCGCTGCCAGCGGCAGAAACAGGGAGCCGAGGTTGGGGCCGTGGCCAGCAGGACACGAGTGCCGCTCAAGGCACGAAGTGGACGCTGGAAGCCACAACCCGTTTGGTGGCATGGATCTGCAGCTGTTTGCAGATGGTAATGCTGCTGGTAGTGCTGCTGCCGGAGAGGGCGGCGCAGAGGCAGCCCCGGCGGTGCAGAAACCTGCGCTGCGTCCGGCAAAGGAGCGGCTGGCACGGCGCAGCGGTGCACTGCGGGGAAAGGCAAGCCCGGCGGAACAGCCCCCTCAGCTGAGCGGTCAGCCGGAGACGCAGCCGCAGGAAGGTGAGAAGCCGACCGAGGAGAAGCCGCAGGAGCAGAAGGCGGAAAAACCCCGGAGGAAAAGCGCAAGGCCTTTGGGGCGCTGGTGCGGGACGGCGGCGAGTACAGCGACATTTTCAACGAGGTGATGCAGCAGGCCATCATCAAGGCGGGCGAGGCGGTGCACGCAGACCCCAAGGCGGCTGCGCTGCGGCAGGCGCTGAGCGAGGCCTACGGCGTGGACGGCGAGGATGTGAACGGACTGATCGAGGCCGTGAAAAACGGCAAGGTGAAGGACAACGCCTACTAATCGGGATGGTGACGAGCGACAAGACCGGGGACGAGGACACGGAGGGCGCAATCAATGAACTGGCAGACGACCTTTTGAAGGGCGACAGCGAGAGCGTGACCGACGCGCTGGAGCAGGCGCTGGAGAGCGTACGGGCAAAGGATGCACAGGAGGAGCTGGACAGGCTGCTGCGGGCGGGCAAGAGCCTTGGCAGCGTGAAGAGCAAGTATGCAAGCCGGAGTATGTGGCGGGCAGCGAATATGACCGGGAACAGCTGGGTGAGATGCTGCTGGCGCTGCGGGATGCGGATAATAACCCGCTGTACACCCAGAAAACGCTGGACGGCTGGGTGAGCGATGCCGAAAAGAAGAGCAAAGCGCAGACCAGCGACCCGTGGGCAGACCTGCGGTAAAGACAAACAATAACAAACAAAGACGAACACCCCGGCGGCTGAGAAGGGACAGCTGCCGGGGTGTGTTTTGTGTAAGAATGTCCGCAGGTGTTTTGCAAAGCGGGATGCGGTAGACTGGACACAGGAAAGGAGGCCGGGAGATGCTGGTAAGAATTGTGAAAAGAACCTTTAGCGGGGCAGAGTACTGCCCGGAGCAGAAGGTTTTGAAGCTGGGCGGCGAGGGCAGCACCGGGGTGGAGACACTGGAATTTGAGCTGCCGGAGGAATGGGCCGGTATGGCGGTGACGGTGCATGTGCAGCAGCTGGACGGCACGCTGCCGCAGCCGGTGCTGCTGGGAGAGGACAGGTGTCTGGAGGTGGACAGGATGTTCACCGCCAGCGAAAAGGGGCTGTGGATGCTGCGGGCGATGGACGGCAACGGGTACTGTGCCATGACAAGGCCTGCGCGGTACGAGTGCTACGAGACTTTTGCCACGGACGGGGACACCGAGATCACCCCGAGCCAGTACGAGGCTTTTGTGGCGCAGGTGCTGGGGGCAGCGAACACGGCAAGCCAGAAGGCAAAGGACGCGCAGAGCGCGGCGGACAGAGCGGAAGGTGCAGCGGGAGAGGCACAGAAAGCCAAAGCCGCCGCTGCGGACAGCGCGCAGCAGGCAAAGGGCGAGGCAGAAAGTGCACAGACGGCGGCGCAGCAGGCAGACAAAGCGGCGGCGCGGGCAGAGGGATACGCACCCAAGGACGGCACCGTGCTGAGCGTGAACGGCAAGGGCGGCACGGTGAGCCTGAACGCTGCGGACGTAGGGGCGATGGATGCGGACAGGGGAGACCTTGTGCAGCAGGTGGTGCTGGAGGGCCGCACCCTGACCGTGGTGTTTACGGACGGCACGCAGCAGACCTACACAACACAGGACACCACAGAGCTTACGGCCATGACCGGGGTGCTGCGCACAGCAAACGGCGGCATGGGGCTTGACCGGGCGATAACAGCGGCAGACGTAGGTGCCGTGGAAAAGGGCAGCGGGGACTACCTGAAGGGCAACCGGGGCAACTACCGGCTGCGCATTGAGCAGCGGGGCGAGTGGAAGGGGCTGACCGTATGCGCCCACTGGCACACCCCCGGCGCAAGCGCGGCCACGCTGGTGGAAAACGGTGTGCTGACCGTTCCGGCGGCGGTAACGGCAGTGCCCGGTGTGGGCTGCATCACATTTGAGGGTACGGACGGCAGCTGCACTGTGACCAGCGCCGATGTGCGGTGCAAAGTATGCGCCAACAGCGGCACGGCAGAGGGCGCAATGCCCGCACCGGCTACCCCGGCGTGGGAAGCGCTGGTAGGGATGCTGGGAACCGGCGGCATTACCACTGCGGAAAAGCGGGCGGTGCTGACCGTGCTGCGCACGCTGGCGGCGGGCAATGATGCAGCGGCAGCGGCCTGTGACCGCTTAGAGGCGCTGTGGGGCGCAGACGACCCGGACAACAGGAACACTGACCGGCTGAGCCTTGCAGTGCTGGGCAGAATGATCCTTGGGAGGAGCTAAGATGGGGTACACAAAACATAATTTTATGGACGGCCATACCCTGACCGCTGCCAAGCTGAACCACATGGAAGCAGGCATTGCAGCAGCGTGGGACATGGCCGGAAGCGGCACGGGCGGCGGCGCAGTGACGGGTATTCCCGGTGCGGCGGGGGACGGAGAGACGGACGACACGGAAGCACTGACGGCGGCGCTGAGCCAGAGCAACTGCGTGGTGGACGGAGGAAACAAAAAGTATAAGTACTTTGAGATCATCGTCAGCAACGTTGAAGATCTGGAAGTTCGGAACGTGATCTTTTGGAAGGGCGCGAACATGGTGCTGGAGGGGTGCAAAAACATCCGGTTCGTCAACTGCACATGGGAAGGCATCAACCCGAACGGTGTAAACAAAATATGGACCTGCGGCATCCGGCTGCGGGGACGCATGGAGAACGGCGAGAGCATTTGGTGCGAAAACATTTGGATCGAAGGATGCATATTCCAGAATGTCTGGTATAACCCGTATGTGAATAACGGCAGACCGCAGGATGTTTCGGACGCTGCGATTTTACCATAGCTTTTTTGAATTTCTATCCACGCCCTCCGCGAGGAGGGCGACGACAAACGCCTTGGTTGCTACTTCCCACGTCGTAATTTCTATCCACGCCCTCCGCGAGGAGGGCGACGGCAGGCGGCACAGGATACCAAAATCACCGCTCTGATTTCTATCCACGCCCTCCGCGAGGAGGGCGACGCGCCACCCCGGCACAGATCGCAAAAGTGGTAGGCATTTCTATCCACGCCCTCCGCGAGGAGGGCGACTATGCGCCGCCTACACCCGTCCCGGTGCCGGAAGAATTTCTATCCACGCCCTCCGCGAGGAGGGCGACGTAGATGGCACCAGATATGTTCTCTCCGTCAGCATTTCTATCCACGCCCTCCGCGAGGAGGGCGACACGGGGGAATAGCCGCGCGTCGTGCCGTGATAGGTATTTCTATCCACGCCCTCCGCGAGGAGGGCGACGTCCAAAAGAGCGGCGGCAGCATCCTGCCAGGTGGATTTCTATCCACGCCCTCCGCGAGGAGGGCGACCACGGTGTGGTGACGCTCTCTCTGGGAGGTAAGACGATTTCTATCCACGCCCTCCGCGAGGAGGGCGACCTGGTGAATATCGCTGGAAAGCACAGGGCAGGAAGGATTTCTATCCACGCCCTCCGCGAGGAGGGCGACGGGCAAGGGATTTTTGAAACAGTTTCAGGCTATCCCATTTCTATCCACGCCCTCCGCGAGGAGGGCGACCTAACAGCCCTTGTTCAGGGACTGGCAAAAGGACAGATTTCTATCCACGCCCTCCGCGAGGAGGGCGACATGTATCAACTCTCGACTGGATGCCGGCGACTTTGAATTTCTATCCACGCCCTCCGCGAGGAGGGCGACTCGTTTGGCAACTACGAGGGGGTGCAGTTCTGGCAATTTCTATCCACGCCCTCCGCGAGGAGGGCGACAGGCCGACCGTAAAAGGCCGGCCTTTTCTTTATAATTTCTATCCACGCCCTCCGCGAGGAGGGCGACACGTTGTGGTATAATCTGCTCAGTTACCAAATTAAGATTTCTATCCACGCCCTCCGCGAGGAGGGCGACTCCACGGTGCTGCCGTTCTGGATATAGTCCAACTCAATTTCTATCCACGCCCTCCGCGAGGAGGGCGACGAGCCGTTCATCGTTCAGATCACGGCCAGCAGCCTATTTCTATCCACGCCCTCCGCGAGGAGGGCGACAGCAAAAACAGAGAGAAAACCCTCTGCGTTTGTCTCATTATACACCTCTCTGCACAAATTGCAAAGAGATGTCTGCAAACCAAACCGCAAAATCACACCGTTACTTGCGCAAACGGCTGGTATTCCGGTGCGAAGCGTCCCGGGAAACCATGTGTGCTGCCGGTTCGCACTGGCCGGACATCAAAAAATCAGCACGCTATCCTGTGCAAACTCCGGGTGCAGTCCAACGTGCTCGACCTTGGTCTGGTAGTTGTTGCCCAGCTGGTAGAACCGCAGACTGTCCAAGGCAGGGTCGATCAGGGCGGTCAGCTCTGCTTTGAGAACTGCGTACTGCGAAGCGTTCAGCAGGCATTCGAACACGGAATTTTGCACCCGCTGCCCATGATCTACGCACTTCTTGGCAACCTTGCGCAGCCGCTTGCGTCCGGCAGAGGTCTCGGTGTTTACGTCGTAGGTGATCAGTACCAGCATGATTGCACCTCATTTCCAGAAAAACGGAGGGTAAACCTCTAAATCGCCCCGCAGGGTGCGCGCCAGCAGCAACGCCTGCACATAAGGCACAAGCCCCCAGCAGAGCTTTTCCTTCAAAAACGGGTGGGTGATGACTTCGCGCTTTTTCTGCTGCCATGCGTTCAGGAATGCACGGCGTCCCTCCTCGGTCAGCAGAACGGCACCGTTTTCCTGCTTTTCAAAGTGCTTTGCATTCAGCACTTTCTGGTTGATACAGGACAACACGAACCGGTCAGCCAGAACGGTGCGCAGCTCTTCCATCAGATCCAATGCAAGGCTGCGCCGCCCGGGACGGGCGCGGTGCAGAAAGCCCACATAAGGGTCCAGTCCGGCACCCTCCAGCGCAGCGGCGCAATCGCTGGCCAGCAGGGAATAGGCAAAGGACAGCAGCGCGTTCACATTGTCCAGCGGCGGTCTGCGGCTGCGGCAGGTAAACACAAAAGCATCGTTTTGCTGTAAGATCAGCGCGTTGAACCGGTCAAAGTATCGCTGTGCAGCTTCGCCCTCCAGCCCGCGCAGCTGCTCCAGATCCTCGCAGCCTTCCACCAGCGGTAGGGCAGCCGCCAGTTGTGCGCTGGTCTGTTTCAATTCGTCCACGGGCACCCGCTGCGGGTGGTCCCGGGTGGCGCGCTCCAGCACCCAGCGGGCATTGTACACCTTGCCCAGAATAAAGCTGCGGGCATAACTGCAACTGAGCGTCTCGCTGGCGGCAACGGCGTACTGGGTCTGCCGCAGCAATACGTTGCCGCGTTCCTTGCCCACAGTGCGCGCTAAAAAGCGGCCGCGCGGGGTATAAAAGCTCAGGTCGATGCCCATACGCCCGCATTTGCCCATCAGCGCAGGGCTGGCACCGCTGTAACTGAAGCAGAGGATGCTTTCCAGCGTGTGCAGCGGCACCCGCCCGACCTCGGATTTCCCACGGCTGACCACAACGTTTTCACCGTCCAGCGTGAGGTAAGCGTCCTCGCTGAGGACGAACAGGGTGTTCAGGAATTGCCGCATGGTGTCACCTCCGTGGCCGTCTCGTCCAGATAGCGCCGCAGATAAGCCTTGGCGTCTGCCTTCTGGCAGAGCATCGGCAGACAGAGCTCTTTCAGGGAACAGGCGTTGCAGTGCTTGCCGGGCTTTACCTTTGGGGTGTAGCCGCGGGCAAAATACTGGTTCATTTCGTCTGCCATCTGCCGGGTGGTGCTGCGCAGTTCGTCGGTAAAAGGCACGACCTCCCGCCGCTTCGTCTCGCAGTAATACAGCGCCCCTTCCGGGATATGGCACACCAGCATTTCCTCCAGCGCCATGGCCTGTGCGCATAATTGCAGCCGGTCGGCATCGGTTTCCTTTGCGTGGCCGTGCTTGTACTCCACCGGGTAGGGCTGCCAGCGCCCGGGGGTGCTTTGCAGCGGGATGCCATCCGCACAAGCCCGGAACTCCACCACGTCACAGTTGCCGGACATCCGCAGCCGGTGGCTGGTCACCCGCATTCCCCGAGTGATCAGCAAATCGCCCCGGCGCTCGGTGCGGGTGTCATCGTGGCAGCGGGCATGGTTCAGCTGTCCTTCGGTGGTGCGCAGATTTTCTGCCCATTGCTGCTCCAGATGGATCAGTGCCCACTGGCGGCGGCAGAAGGCAAAATGCTGGATGCCGGACATTTGCAGGTAGTCATCCGGCGCGTCCATCAGTGAAACCTCTCGCAGTGTACACCCTCCGGCAGGGTGTCGGCCACCGTAACGGTGTAGTCCTGATAGCTGCGGGGCGTGACCACCTCGGCCTTGTGCTCCACGGTAACGGCATCGAACAGCTTATAGGCGGGCGCATTGCCCAGCTCGGAATCGTGCTTGAACACGATCAGCTCCCGCACGGCCATCTTGCCGCGTGCAGCACTGTGGTCGTTCTCGAACATATTCAGGATAGCCTGCCACAGCAGCTGCAAGTCCTCTTCCGAGAAGCCGGTGGTCTTGCGGGCAAGATTGGCAGAAACGTAACCCTCGGCACGGTACAGGCCGTAGGGCACGATATGCTTGTTGCCCATTTCACTGTTCTTCTTTTCAGCGTCTGCCTCGGTGGTGATGGCTACGCGGGTAATGGTCACCTCCTGCGGCACGATAGGGTCAACAGAGCGGGCAAAGCTCAGCTGCACCGGCCCGCGCACCTGACCGCAGTTCAGAGCACCCTTGACAAAGGTGGTCATCACGGCACCGAAGGTGCGGATATCGTAAAAATGTTCGCACATATAATCCCGCAGCTTGCGGTCGATATCCGGGTCGCTTTTCTTGGCCTTTTTCAGGTCGTCCTTGGGGGTCAGACCGTTGTGCTCCAGCGCCTCGGCATCGCTGCGGTTCAGGGGTACGCCCTCCTTGACATAGATGCGGTAATTGTCGGCATCGGGGGCGTCCTCCTTCAGCGTCTCCACATAGTTGCGGATCTTGCGCTTCAGGCAGACATCGGTCACCAGACCGTAGCCGGTCTCGGGGTCGATGCGGGGCATATTACCGGCATCGGGGTCGCCGTTGGGGTTGCCGTTCTCTACATCGAACAGAATGACGAAATCGTAGCGGTTCTTGATAGGTGCAGACATTTTTTATTCCTCCTCGTTCTTTTTGACGTAACGTTTCTGGGTCTGGTGGTAGTAGCCGATGGTGAATTTACCCTGATCCGGCAGACTGAGCCGGGCAGGGAAACCGCTCTCCGGCAGCTGTGCCATCAGTTCGGTGATCTGCTTATCGTAGTGGGTGGCAAGGCCGTCATTCAGCTTGCGCAGATGCTTCTGGCTCAGCCGCAGCAGGGTGGGAAAGGATATACCCGGCGTGGCGCAGGCGGCGTTGAAATACCGGTCCTTGATGGTAGTGTTGATGCCGGGGTTGGCAGCTTTTTGCACAGCCTCCAGCACAGAGAACAGCCGTCCCAGAAGATAGGGGACATTGGTGGTTTCGTTCAGGCTCACAGTATAGACCTCCTTGTTCAGTTCGGTAGGGTAATTACGCAGGTAATACGCTTTGATCACAGCAGCCCGGCCGCGGGTCACATTCTGCTCGGCACGGATACGCAGGGTCACACCGTTCAGCAGGGTAGCGGGGTAGCGCCCGCCGGTCAGCACGGCGCGCAGCAGGTTGCCTGCCAGCTGCGGGGACGGGTCAGGCGGCGTACTGCCTTTGACGGTGCGTACCGTAGTCAGAGCAACAGACCAGACAGATAGATATTCGCGTATGTCGAGGTCTGGTCGGGCGATTGCAGTCTCATCTAAAAAACGCTGGAGATTCTTGGCAAATGCTCCAAAGGTATCCCGCATGAAAAAACGAACAGATAGCCGTGCTGCGTTTGGTGAAAGACCCAGAATACAGAAATGCTCATCGGGCTGTAACTCGATACCGTTAAAATGTACATGTTGTCCAAGCGCTAACTTTTTCATTATTGCGGCGAGTTCGCCGCTCAAGTCACTGGAAAAAAACATAGAAAAAGCATCGGAATAAGCTGGTTCTGCATTTTCGGCCCAGAAGACCATGGCGGTGGAGCTACTGCCACTACCTAGAATGCGACAATGATTTTTACGGTCAGCCAAGAGATAATTCAGTGCAGTGGTATAGGCAAAGGCGGCGTACTTGCTGACAGGGGCATTATCGCCCTGCTCGTGACCGTAAGAGCAGAAGGCCGGTGCATTGAAGGATACCAGTGCTGCGCCGGAGCTTTGCGCCCCGGGCACACCGCTGATATTCGGATGGGTGCGCTCGATAGGGGCATACTTGCCGGTAATCAGGCATTGTCCCATGTCCGAATCGGCAGAGCGGTCGTTGTAGTGCGCCTGCCAAGCGTTTTGAATGGCAGGATCGTCATTGACAAAGCTGTGACTGTGGTCGGCAGCTTCGTAGCCAAAGATCAGGTTGGCATTGCCGGTGATCTCCTTCCACTGCTCAGCCAATAGGGGATGCGCGGCAGCCTGCGCCGGATCCCAGCTGTCAAAATAAGCAAGGAGCGCCCGGGCTGCGGGGCTGTCTACACCGTCCAGAATGGTGTGATGCAATTTGGCACAGGCCTTGAAGCAATCCGCAGAGCGCTCCGGCTTGCCTTTTTCGTCTGCGCCCAGCAAATAGGTAGAGTTGTCGCACAAAAAGTTGGCGGCAATGCCGGAGGAACGCTTTTCATGCGCCGGTACGCGCATTGTACGCGGGGCAAGGACTGTCTTTTTGCCCACGGTCTTTTCGGTGAGAAGGGGAACGACCCTGAGCAGCTGCCCGGCGTCATTCAACCGCAGCTCATAGCTCACCTTAAAGCTGTCATCCCAGCCGGGGGCAGAAAGCTTGCCCTGCCGGACAAGCTGCTCGTAATAGGCAGTAAGTGCCTGTAAGATCATGTAAACACCTCCACATCCCGGCAGTCCAGCACGCCGTTTTCCAGCTTTGCCCGGAAGAACTGGGAGCGAATATTTTCCGGGTCGGAGTAGTCCAGATCATACAGCATAAAGCCCAGATCCTGCGTGAGCGGCAGTGCGGGGATCTCTTCAGCCTTGCCGTGCCATTCCCGGAAGTTTGCCGGAAACTCCCGGCAGCCAAAGCAGGGCTGGTGATAGCACTGCCCCTTGGCAAGCCGCCGCCGCAAGATATCCTGAAATTTGCCCGGGTTATCGCCGGGTGCGGCTTTTTCGGTCATGGTAAAATGGCATTCGATCACGTAGTGCACATCCTGCAGCACCAGTGCGGCACGCTGCTGGATGTTCTCTGCCGTGCACAGCATGGGCACCTCGCCGCCCTTGGCTGCACTGAGCGCCGCCGAGGACAGCAGGGTAGCCTTGACCTCATTGCGCCGGATGCTGGCAAACTGCACCGGCTTGAGCAGGTAGATGCGGTCGATATGGTACTTCATGCCCGGGTGCCAGTAAATGGCCTCCACCAGCCCGCGCGCCGCCGAGGGCGTCATGATGTCATAGGATACACGCTCGGTTTTCATCTCGGGTCTTGAAAAACAGGCGTAGTCGCCCAAGACTTCGATCAGCATGGACATGAATACCACCTCCTTTCATTGTTTATTTGAATCTTCAGACAAAGAGAAAACTTGCCCACATAAACCACCTCTTTCTATAATTCAATTATTAGATAATGGATGTATAAGCATTTCTGAGCCTAGAATAACACAATTTAATGCTTTTTTCGTATCCTGTTGCTGTCATCCGGTGTGCGCACTGGGATGTGGATAGAAATAATTAGTAGATCATGGATGTATGACGGGGAAACGGCAGAGCGACAGATGCTTTGCCGTTTCTTCATTTACTTGGTATTATATTACAATAAAGAAAATACAATAAAAAGGACTTTTGCGTATTTTCTTTGCCTTATTTTTAGCTTTTTGTCAGAAAAACAGACCCTTTCCGGTCTCCACGTCCATGGAAAGCCCGGTCTTAGGGTCGTACAAGGTGCTGTCGGTCAGGATAGCGCTGCCGTTGGGCAGTGGTTCCAGCGCCCCGGCGGCATCCAGTGCCTGAAACTGCTGGGCATAGCAGGCTACGCTGTAAGCGCCCAGCTTGCGGTAAAGTGTGCGGCTCACAGTTCCGCTGCGCAGCTGCTCGCAAAGGGCTGCGCCTTCGTCAACAGGCAGGTAAACGGTGCGGGTGGGGGCTTCGATCAGATGGAACTGTTCAGCTACCTGTGCAAACGGGAAAATGCAGCCCGAGATCCCCTTGCGCAGGGCGTCCAGAATGCTGCTTGTGTCCAGTGCGGCCTCACCCCGCGCAAAATACAGCTCCTTAAAATAAGCTCTGACCGCCTCCGGGCTGTCCAGCGCTGCGGCGCAGCCTGCTGCGTACTGCATGGCGTGTACGTTCTGGCGCAGCATCTGCGGTACGCCGCAGCCTTCCAGCTTAAAACGGTATACCAAGCTCTCTTCTGCGCTGCGGTGTCCTTCCCGGTTGCAGCGTCCGGCGGTCTGCAAAAGGGAGTCCAGCCCGCACTGCTCCCGGTATGCGGCGGGGAAATCTACGTCCACACCTGCTTCGATCAGCGAGGTGGAAACCACCCGGCAGGGCAGGCTTTCCCGCAGCCGTTGCCGAATCTCTGCCAGCTGGCGGCGGCGGTCTGCGGCGCACAATAGCGTGGTCAGGCAGTAACTGCCCTCGGCAGGCAAGGCAGCGTACACTTCCTGCGCCGTTTTGCGCCGGTTCACTACGCACAGCACCTGCGGCAGTGCGCAGAGCTGCGAAGTCAGCGCTTCCAGCGTCAGCTCTCCGGCATCGCAAAGGGTGGTGCGGCGCAGGGTGGTGTATAAGGTGGCAGTGTCCGGCACGATCTCCTGCAAGGGCAGCTCCGGCGCAAACTGCCGGAAATAGGGCTCTAATGCGGGCTGGGTGGCGGTGCATAACACGGCGGTTGCGTGGTAATGCCGCACCAGCTGCGCAATAGCACTGACGCAGGGCAGCAGATAACTGGTGGGCAGGGTCTGCGCTTCGTCAAAGATAATCACGCTGTTCGCAATGTTGTGCAGCTTGCGGCAGCGGCTGCTGCGGTTGGCGTACAGCGATTCAAAAAACTGCACCGCAGTGGTCACCACAACAGGCGCATCCCAGTTTTCGCTGGCCAGCAGCTGGCGGTACTGCGCGGGGGTCAACTTTTCCTGTTCGAGGCTTTTATAGTCTGCGCAGGAGTAATCGGCCAGAACGTTTTCTGCGCCCAGAAGGTCTGCAAAAACAGCGGCAGTCTGGTCGATGATGGACATATACGGAATTACATAGATCACCCGCTTCATGCCCTGCGCAGCGGCCTGTTCCAACGCAAAGGCAAGGGAGGCAAAGGTCTTGCCGCCGCCGGTGGGCACGGTGAGGGTATACAGCCCCGGTGCGCCGTGGGCACCTTTCTCCATGCAAGCCCGCAGCACGGCATTGCGCTGGCTGCTTACCGGCAAGGTGCTCTGTGCCGCAAGATAGCCAGCTGCCTTGGCACGCACCTTTTCCAGAAGAGAAGAAAGCGCGGTGCTGTTGCCCCGGGGCGCGGCCTGCCCGTTCATAAAAGTTTCGGTGTCGATAAAATCCGCATCCACAAGACAGGAGTAGAGCATCCGGGTAAAGAATGCAAAATCCAGCGGGTTGCGGTTTGCCCAGTCCGGCGGGGCGCTCTGGGGCAGGGTGACCTCGCGCCAGCCATCGTAAGGCTCCACCGGTTTTTTCAGCCGCCCGAACAGGGTAGCGTCAGCGGCATCGGCTGTCCTTCGATTGCCGCCATCCGGCAGACCGGTGTGGTGCCCGGCTACGGCAAAGGCGGCCTGAACGTGGGGCGCACAGCCCTTCATGGCTTCCTGTGCACCGGCGGTCGAGTGGTCGGTTGCAGCACCGCCCGCCAGCCGCTGCTGAAAGGCGGCGCTGTATTTGCCGATATCATGCAGCCACGCGGCGTATTCGGCCTCCTCTTTTGCACCAAAGGGTGCGGCAAAAGCTCCGGCAAGGCGCGCTGTGCCGGAAAGATGTTCGTAGACGGTCTGGGTGCGGGTGCCGTCCTCGGAAATATGTGCAAGTGCTTTTTCCATGTTGAAGCCTCCGTTTCTGGGTCAACGATACAACGGCAGGGAATGCCTGTCAAGAATTGGCAGAAAGTTCGGCGGCCTGCACAGCCCGGGCGGCGTTTATCCGGCAGAACGCCCATAAAAAAGCCGCCGCACCCTGCCCGGAAACTCCGGCGGCAGAACGCGGCGGCATATTGTTACAAAAAACTTACTCAGAGATCTTCTGCCCGATCCAGATGCAGATGCAGGCACCAATCACCGAGAT